TGATGTTCGACAAGTTACGAACTAAGTTAGAAAAATTAACCGGTGTACATCTCGGAATGCTTATACCAGATGAAGAACTACTAAAAAAAGGTAATTGATTTTAAATAAGTATCACAGGTTGAGGTGAGCCACTCACCCCATATGAATGTAGAAATATATAAAATTTTAGAAATCTGTTTCAAAATATCACCTTCAATAATGTTTTGACCGGAGGGTGGCTCTCTTGAACCTGTGACGGAAAGGGGAAAAATTATGACAAAGTTTTACATGATTAAAAATCAAAAAATTTTAGATGATGTTGCAACTTACAGAAAAAATTATAATGAACGTAATAAGTTTATCATTGATTTTTATTCTGATCATGGTATTGACGGTAACGAATATTATTTTGGCGGAAACGGACCGATAAACAAACCGCTCACCGACAAATGGAAAAAGAATATCGTACTGCATGTTGAAAATACAACAAACAATTTAACAAAATTTGCGGCAGATTTTAAGAGTAAAAGGCAATTTAATAATCTGTATGAATTTAAAAAGACTTCAAAAATTCTGAAAGCATTTCAAGAAGCATGTATTAATAAAAAAATTATCGTCAATCTCCAACCGGTATATTGGGGTGACTATTTTAAAGATTTGCGTTTTTTAGCACATTCTTACTCTATTTTTTCATATGATGGCATTTTATATTTAGCTATTACATGTGATTCACTTGAACAACTTGAGCCGGAATGTGATGGATTTATAGAAATTAAGGGTAGTGAATTTCATAAGCAATTAGAAAAGAAAGACGCATTGATGAAAGGAGAAACAAAATGATAACTATTGGTTGGGCGTGTATCGTCATTGGTTGCAGTTTGGTGGCGTATTGCAAATGAAAGCTGTAACATTCAAATACGATGCCATTTTCAAAAAAAATATGAGTTTTACAATGCAAATTTCAGATGAACTGTATGACGCATTGAAAATTCAAGATAAAATGCAGGATTTTCGCGTCAGCGAAATCCTAGATGATATTGCATCAATGCTATCAATAGTTGCCGAATTGCAGGGCTTTGGTGCAATTAAAGGCGGTTATAGTATTGATTTTAATGACAATTAAAAAAATTACCGCCATTTGCTTATGAAAAGGTAGAAAAACGGTGAAAAATAAGGACTTAAATAATGAGAGGACAAAAAAAGCACCTTTCAGAATAGGACAAAATACATAATTCATAAATATGGAACGGGGTGATAAAAATGAAAATACATCACATATTAGCGAACGGAAAAGAAGTTGAAAGTGTGGCAGGAAAAGTTATCAATGTGTCGGAATTTCCTATGTTATCTTCCGTTTTTCGTTCGGTAAATCAACGAATTCAAGAACAGGCAACCGAAAACGAAGAAAAAGGAGCATAATGCTCCTACGGTTGGACAAGCAAAGGAGGAGAGAAAAATGAACAAAGTAATGCTGATAGGTCGTATTTGTAACGATTTAAAAAAGAAGTACATAGGTGACAGTACCGTTGTTCAAGTGTCTTTGGCAGTGCAAAGACGTTTCAAAAATTCTAAAAATGAGTATGATACAGATTTCGTTCAATGCGAATTGTGGGGACACAATGCGGATTTTATTGAAAAAAACTTTTCAAAGGGCGATATGGTCGCATTTGAAGGTGCAATTAGGAACAACAACTATGAAAAAGATGGTGTTAAGCACTATTCAAACAAAATAGTTGTAGAATCAGTGTACTTTACCGGAAGCACACTGATGAAGAAAAAACAATAATTGTGCAATTTGACTTAAATAAACCCTGCGGAAAGGTAGGGTTTATTCGAGTACGCTTGAAAATGGACGAGATACAAAAAAGAAAAGGAGGACATTATAATAATGGCGATTTACAGAATACACAAAGAGGACAACTTTGTAATTATTGATAAAGCCTTTCTGCTGAATGAAGAAATCAGTTTGAAAGCTAAGGGACTTTTAGCCCTGCTGTTGTCATATCCGGATAACTGGCAATTTTACAAAGCAGAAATAGTACAGCACACAACAGACAAAGAAAATTCATTAAACAGTGGGCTAAAAGAGTTAATAGAAAACGGCTATATAGTGCGAAAGCAACGCAAAGATGAAAACGGAAAGTTTGAAGGTTATGAATATCACGTTTACGAAAAACCGTCAACGGAAAAACCATCGACGGAAAAACCGTCAACGGAAAAACCATCGACGGAAAAACCATCGACGGAAAAACCGATACTACTAAATAATAAAAATACTAAGAATAAAAACACTAAGACCACTCCGTCACCGGAGTTGGTGTCTGAGTTCACGGAGTGGTATTCAAAATATCCGCACCCACGAAATGAACAACAGACCATGAAGAACTACATCAACACCCGAAAGACCTATTCAGCCGAACAGTTGATGACTGCACTGAATAATTACCTCGCTGAAATAGAGGAACAGCACACAGACAAACGCTATATTAAACATTCCACCAATTTTGTGGGACAAGAGAAAGCGTTTGTCGATTACTTAAACACACCGGCACAGCCGGTTTCGACTGAGGAAACTGATGATAGTTACATCGCCACAATCGAAGCGGAAGACCCTGAGTATGCCGCACGACTCCGAAGGAGGGATAACGATGTATGAACAACAACAAATTCCTGCCAACTATGAGGCGGAGCAGGCAGTCGTTGGTGCATTAATCATTGGTGGCAATGTGGATGAATTAACCACCGAAGTCAATCTAACACCCAATGATTTTTATTTCAGTGATTGCAAGTTGGTGTACAAATGTATTTTGTACCTAAACGACAAAAACGACAAAATCGACATAGTAACGGTAGATAGTACATTAAAAACCGCCAAAGAATACAAGGGAATTGAATTTCTGAAAAATGCAATCAGTAACAACCCAACGAAACATAATTTAATTTACTATGGCAAAATCGTAAAAGAATATGCGAAACGTCGTTGGTACATAGATATGTCAAATAAAATATTGACTATGGCAGGCAATACAACATTACCAATAGAAAAAATATCCGACAAAGTGGAATATATGCTGGCAACGGAGAGTGATTCTATCAATGTCAATACCGCAGACGATTTGATAATGCAGACGTATGACACCATTGCAAAAGCAAGTGAAAACAAAGGTAGTATTCCGGGACAGGCAACAGGATTTGATAACATAGATTTGAAAATGGGCGGTATGGACGGATTGGCTGTTTTAGGTGCCAGACCGGGTATGGGAAAAACCGCATTTGCGTTAAATGTTGCTGAACATATAGTTTACAACGAATTAAAACCGGTAGTATTTTTTTCGTTGGAAATGGGTGCACAACAGTTAATGCTCCGATTGGTATCATCAATGACACGCATTAAATATTCTGCTTTGCGATATGGGGAATTGGAAGATGATGATTGGACAAAACTCGCCAGTTTCATGAATCAATCAGAAAAAACAAAAAAATTGTTAATCTGTGATGAACCCAAGATGACAGTGCGAAAAATTCGTTCAGTTTGCCGTAGGTTAAAAAAACAATATGGCTCTTTGGGGGCGGTGATTGTTGACTATTTGCAATTAATTGAAATGCCAAACAATAAAAACTGCACAAAGGCACAAGCAGTCGGTGATGTTAGCCGAGAGCTGAAAATCTTAACGAAAGAATTAGGTTGTCCGATAATTGCTCTTTCGCAGCTGAATAGAGCAAATGAGCAACGGTCGGACAAAAGACCGACACTTGCCGATCTTCGTGACAGCGGAGCTATTGAACAGGATGCCGACAGTGTAATGTTCATCCATAACGAAGACGCATATAGAAAAGACAAATCACAACCACCAACAGGCAAAGTTGAGATATTGTTACCGAAATCAAGGTTTTCGCAAACAGGAACAATGTTTTTAAAATTCCAACCGGAATACATGAAATTTTCAAATTGGAATGTGAAAAAAGACCCATTTAATCGTAGTAAAAATTCGGCGGCAGTGTGGGACAAACCGGACGAAAATGATAAAGAAAACGCAAAAACTGGCGAAGCTGAAAAAGAGGAAAAATGACAAAGTGAAAGCTGATGAAATTTCAGAAAAATAACCAGATTTTAATGGTTATAAAATCGAAAAAAAATATAATTGATTTTATAATCAAAAAAACGGCTTAGGACATCAGATTTTAAGCCGTTTCTACGAAAATATAATCACTATTTTTATTTGAATATTAGCCATAGAATAAAAGATAAAAAAATCGAATCAAAATTTATTGCGAAGAAAGGAGTAGCAAAAATGAAGTTCAGAACATTCAAATATAACATCATTAGGGCAATCAAAGTTATAAATCATGCTGTCAATGCAGAAACGATGAAGATGTTGGGCGGTATTCTGATAGATGCCAATGCACCGAATATGGTGGAATTGACAGCATATTCAAATGACATAAAAATCAAATATTATGTTCATGCGGACGTTGAGCAGAAAGGGACGGTTGTATGTAACCCAAAGTATTTGATGAACATTTCCAAAGGTGAAAACAAGGAGGTTATAATATCAACCGACAAAGACAATGTCATTGAAATGAAAATCGGAACATACAAGCAGAAATGGCAAGGAACAGTTGCGGAAAATTATCCGAAAATATCAATGCCGGAATGCAATAATGAATTGATGTTAGAACAGGAACGGTTTAGAGAAATTTTAACTAAAACTGTGCCGTTTGCAGCACCGACAGTCGGATACAGACCGCAGTATAACGGCGTGTTATTTGACATAAAAAACGAAACATTACACAATGTTTCAACTGACGGAAAACGAATGGCACATATAACTACACCTGTTGGCACATATGAAAATATGTCGTTTGTAATAACGCTTCCTGCGGCAAAGGAACTGTGTCGTATTGAAAGCGAAAATCCGCTGTTGCGTATTATTGTTGATAATACAAATATGCGGTTGTTGTTAGATTACAGTGAATTTATAGTTGTCGCCAGTACATTTAATGAAAATGGTTATGTCAAATATGACAATATGATGAATCGTGAATCGGATATAACTGCAACGGTAAAACGTGCAGAGTTTATGCAGATGATTGAACGCGGTAAATTCGTTTCGGAACAGGGTAAAACAAAAGTTCCGGTAACGTTGGAATTGAAAGATGATGTTTTGAAATGCAATGGCAGAAATCTTCGCTGCCAGCTAAAAGATGAAATTGATGCCACAAAAATAGCTGGCAATATTAAAATCGGTTTCAATGCTGATTTTTTAATGGATATGATAAAAACAATACGGTCCGACAATGTTGTTTTGGAATTGAAATCACAGAAAGACGCATTGATAATAAAAGACGGTGATACAGAATTATTGTTGTTGTCGGTGATAGTGTGAAAGGGGACAGTAAAATGCGAAAACGATATTGTAGTATGTGTGGTCGTTTGATGGACGAACACATTGACGAAAACACAGGAAAACCGTTCGATATTCAGTTATGTTCCGGTGTATGTATAGGTGCTGCATGGCGAAATGTTACGGAATCAATTAAAAATGGTGTACAACCACAATGGACGGCAGCAGTAGTACGCAGAAAAAGTAAAGCGTTTGAGTATCATAATCAGATAGTAAATTTGTTAAATAAAAAATTTACGCAAAAACAAATTGCCAAGACGTTAGGAATATCTCACGGCACAGTTCATTCATCGTTGAAACAATACGGAAGGGAGTTTATTTAAAATGATAGGAAGAAGAATAAAAGAATTAAGAACAGAAAAGGGACTAACTCAACAAGAATTGGCAGAGATTTTAAACGTGTCAAGTATGTCTATTTCGTTTTATGAAAATGAGCAAAGAAAACCAGATAGTGATTTTATTATCTCGGTTTCAAAATATTTTGGTGTTTCAACTGATTATTTGTTAGGAGAAACGTATAAAAGGAGAATACCGAGAGAAGAAAGGATTGGAGCATTCAGCAAAAGATTGAAACGTGTAAGAGAAAGTAAAGGTATATCACAAAGACAAGCAGCAGAAGATTTAAACATAAGTCCACAAAATCTATCGTATTACGAAAACGGTCGTGACGCTGGATACGATTTACTTATCCGTATGGCTCGATACTATGATGTTACAGTTGAGTATTTAATCGGTGCGTCACCTGTCATGCAACGAGAAAATATAGATGTCAATAAAGAATTGGGATTAAATGATAAGTCAATTTGTTTATTGCGACAACGTGACAAATTCGGAGGGCATAGTATCGCAACTGATATTGTAAACAATATTATGGGGACAAAATATTTCCGAAAGCTTGTTGCTATATTGACCGAAGAAAATGAATGTAAAAACAAAGATACACCAGAGCAAAAAGAACTAAGAAACCAAATAGCAAAAGTATATGGTGAGATTTTTTTTACCAGAAAGCGTGACTGGGAAATAGAACAATGTATAAATGGTATTACAAGAGAACTAAGAGAACAATATGAAGTTTATCCGGTAGATGATTGGAGTTGGGCGATTCAATGAGCGGAAAGTATAAGGAATTTAAGGGTAGCGGCTACAACAAAAAGCCGCTACCGAAATACACAAATAAAACGTTGCTGAAAATTATAAAAAAGGCAATGGCGAGCAAGTTAAAGATTGATTGTAAATATTGAGGAGTGCGAAAATGAGAAAAATAATATTTAGAGGCAAAGGGAATCCTAAATATAATGACGAGGAGTGGTTAGAAGGATATTTAATAAAAGATAGTGATGGTGATTATCAAATATTTTTAGGTGGTTGTATCAGAAGAACCGTATTATCTGAAACTATTGGTCAATATATAGGATTGATTGACCGAAACGGAAACAAAATATTTGAAGGTGACATAGTTAATATTCTTACCGAAAATGAAGAAATCGGAGTTATAGTCTATGAGGACGGCGGATTTATTGTGCGTGCAGATAAATTTTCTGTTGATTTTATAAATAATATTAATGGAACCGATGTAGAGGTAATTGGCAACAAATATGACAATCCGGAACTGTTGGGGGATTTAGATTATGAATAATAAAGCTGAATTATTAAAGAAGTTAAAAGCACTTGTAGATAGAGGAATTGATGGTGAAAAAGTAAGTGCTGAAAAGAAACTGAAAGAATTGATGCGTAAATATGACATCAGTGAAAATGAGTTGCTTGAAGATAAAATTGCGACAGTAGCTTTCAAATATCACGGAAAAGAACAAAGAAGGCTATTAGTGCAAATAATTTATAAAGTAACGAATTGCACGGATTTTTATACATATCGTTCTATCAATTCCAGACGAAAGAGCAAGACAAGCCTTGGTGCTGACGTTACAGCAGCACAAAAAATAGAAATTGAGTTTTTGTTTGATTTTTATGCGAAACAGTATGAAAAGGAACGTTCTAATTTTCTCGAAGCATTTATACAAAAACATGAATTATTTGGAGAATTAGAACCAGATGTAGAGCCGGCAGAAATTACATTTGAACAGATGGCTAAACTGCAGGGTTTAATGGACAGTATGGAAGATGTTTCACCTATCCGCAGATTGGAGGGACCAGAAGATGAAAAATAAAAATAAAAATTTTATTACACCACCAATGAAAACACCTACGGGTGAAACGAAAAAGACAGTAGCCAAACGCAAAGATAGTTGGTTTGAGACAAAATTGAAAAACGGTGAACTTCTGTCTTTCAACTACCGTTGCAATATTGTCGAACATGTAGCGGATTTAGTTATATTAAAAGAATATAATCAGGGAAACAAAAAAGTATTAGCAATTATTCCAAAAAATAATATACTTTATATTTATTAACGCAGGAGGAACAGTAATGAAAGTAGAATTAAAAGTGAACGATAAAAGCATTCAAGCTGAAATCAGCGAGGAACAGTTAAAAGAGTTGGGATTGTTTGAGCAGTTAAAAAAGTTGGGATTGATTGAGGAACGAAGCCGAACAGGATATGAGAGGGGTGAAGTTGAAGAAACATATTATCTTGTTGACGTAGATGATGAAATAACGAATATGAAACATAACGGTCAATTAGACCGAGATTGTTATGATGTAGGAAATTATTACAGCAATAAAACCATTGCCGAGAACAACGCTCGTGCAGACAGATTGCTCCGTCAACTAAGACAATGGCAGGCACAAAATGACAAGGCTATTTCTATATCTGATTGGAAAAATAACAATATTTTGAAATACTATATAGATTATGATTGTTTTAATGATCAGCCTTTCGTGACTTATGCTATTCGTTATCGATGCCCAAATACTATATACTTTACATCGGAGGAGAAAGCCGAAGAAGCTATTGAAGCATTCAGAGATGAACTGCTATGGTATTTTACCGAGTATGTTCAGAGATTAGACGAAGAATAAGCAGAACGGGGAGTGAAAGCATGACGATAAAAGAATGGTTACAGAGAGGAATTGAGATTGAAGAAGAAATTGCTGATTTGCAGGCGGTTAATCCGGTTGTATTTTTGGACGAAATGAATGTAGCGGTTTATGAACAAAACATCAAAAACAGAATTGGCGAATTGTACAAAATAAAAAATGAAATTCTTCAAACCGTGAATCAGGTCGAAAGTGCTACACTCCGAAGACTGTTAATTAAGAGGTATATTCAAAATTTAACGTGGGAAAAGATTGCAGAACAGCTAAACTATTCATACAAACACGTTGTACATATTCTTCACCCCAAGGCGCTGTCTGCAATCAAAAGAGTTTTAGAAAAAGATTAAGCCGGATTTTATTCCGGCTTTTTTTGTATGCGGAATTTTATAAAAATCCAAAAAACGTCATTATGTAATAGAATGTAACATTGATCCTGTGGTAGTATATGAATCGAAGGGTGAACTGCCGTGAGGCAGTGGGAAAAAATATCTCAAAGTAAAAGAGGGAATAGAGATATTAAGATAGGCATAGACACGCTTGAAGTATTCAGCGTACCATGTTTATGCTGATTATACGGAATGTATATGTTAATGCATATACATTCTGTTTTTTATTTTTGGATAAAGAAAGGGACATAATTATGGAGCTATTGCAATTAGTTGAAAAATTCAAGGACGTTTTCAGCATAGAAAAAATTGAAGATGTTGTTGATGAATTAAAATCAACATTGTTAAATGCCGAAAATTGTCGAAAGCTATGTGAAGATTGGATTTTAATATGTCCTGATTTAACAATAGATTATATGCAAATGATATTTCAATATTATTTTGCCGACCGTAAAGAAAAAATGCAAGACTACACACCAAAAAGTCTTGCGGTAGCAGTTGCAGAGTTATCAAAAACCAAAGATGAAAAAATTTGTTTAGATTTGTGTGCGGGAAGTGGAGCATTGACAATCCAAAAATGGAACGAAAATAACGATTTAAAATTCATATGTAAAGAATATGATAGTCGTGTTATTCCGTTTTTGCTGTTTAATTTGGCAATTAGAAATATTGACGCCGAAGTTATTCATTGTGATGTATTGTCAGATGAAATTTTTAAAACATACAGGACACAAAAAGGCAATAGATTTGCAACTGTTAAAGAAGTAGATAAGAGTGAATTTAAAGCTGATTGTTGTATATCAAATCCGCCGTACAATATGAAATGGGAACAGCCGGTATTTGCACAATTACAGAATAGATTTTCACAGTGCGAAGTACCGCCGGAAAGTAATGCGAATTATGCGTTTATATTGACTGCGTTAGATGAAATTAATGGCAAGGCAAGTTTTATATTGCCGAATGGCGTGTTAAGCACTGACAATCAAAAGGAAAAGCAAATAAGACAGTATTTAGTCGAAATGAATTTCATAGAAAGTATAATTGTATGTCCGGATAAAATGTTTGAAGTTACGTCAATACCAACGTGCATTATAACATTTAATAAAAATAAACAGCATTCGACAGTAGAAATGATTGACCTACGACAGAGGTATGAAACAGAACAGCGAATGCAAAATGGGCAGTTTGGCGGCAAAAGTCACACTAACAGGACATACGCAAAAGAAGTCAAGGTTATATCCGAAAGTCAGATACAAGATGTATTGATACAGATTGAACAGTACGGAAACATTGCGGGTTACTGCAAGGCAGTAAGCATTGAAGAAATCAAAAAAAATGATTATGTATTGACACCGAGCCGATACATAGAATTTGAAAATATAGAAAATGCACATAGACCGTACAACGAAATAGTTGCGGATATTAACAGAATTGTAACTGAAAAAAACAACTGCAAGCTAACCATCAATGAAACAATCGCCAAGTCTTTAGGATTTGACATTGAGCTGTTTAAGCAGGACAACAGTACAAATAATGATTTTTCAAAATTGACAGAAAAAATATGTGGCGAAAAGATTGTTAAAAACGATTATTTCAAAACAACTAAGAACAAAAATGAAATAATATTTGCAAACAACAACAAAGAAAACATTTCAAGTATTCTTATGATGATATTTAATACTTGGAAACAACACATATATTATCTAAATCTTGAAGAAAACAGATACTTAGCAGAACTTCGGGACGCACTATTGCCAGAGCTAATGAGTGGCAAGATTGATGTAAGCAATATATAAACGGTAGAAAGGATAAAACTATGTTTGAAAGAATAAAAATATATCTACGAAAAAAGAAGTTTGAATATAAACGCAGAAAATTCTGCACTGAATGGAACAGACGAAACAGCAAATGGCATGAATGTCGTCACAAACGTAGAATGTTTGAAAGAGATCTGCGTAGGTGGCTAAGAGAATACAAAGGGTGATTGTATGAATACGGTTGAACCAATTCGTGACAAACGTGATGTATACGCAATCAAAAAATATCTGCGTCAAAAGGATATTAAATATTACATTATGTTCATTACAGGTATTTCATTAGGATTGCGTATTAATGAAATTTTGAAAATGACAGTAGGTGACGTTAAGGGGCGTACTACTGCAACGTTCCGGCAGAGCAAGACCGGAAAGGAAATCACGGTTGCATATAACGATGAGCTATTGAGAGAATATAAAACCTACTGCGAACACCGTACACCGGAAGAAGCATTGATACCAAATCCAAACAATGAATACAAACCGATAACACGTGACATGGCTTACAAGGTTTTGCGTGAAGCAGCGGATCATGTAGGTATCAGATACAAAGTCGGCACACACACATTACGGAAGACGTGTGGCTACCACTATTACAGGCAAACACACGATATAGTTACACTGCAAATATGGTTTAATCACCGTAATGCCAGTGATACATTGCGGTATATTGGCGTTACAAAAGACAGTGTATTAACTGCTATGAAAAACTTTAAAATCTAATTTTGTTATACATAAATGCTCAACGTATAATGAAATCCCAGTTTTTTGTGTGCATTTATTAGTAGGAACTAAACTGATTCAATTATACACAATAACAGGTTATGTATAATAGACCGAAAGGACGAATGACAATGGCACAGGCTGCACTACACGTATGTAACAAATACGGATGCCACCGACTGACACACGACACATATTGTGAATTACATCAACATTTGAAACGACAATATGACGACCACAGGGAATCGGCAAGCAAACGAGGATATAACGGACGTTGGCGAAAAGCAAGCAAGACATATCTATTGTCACATCCGTTTTGTATTCGCTGTCTGCAACAGGGAAGATACGAGAAAGCCACAGTTGTAGACCACATCACACCGCACAAGGGAAATCAACAGCTGTTCTGGGACAGGAACAACTGGCAACCACTGTGCAAGCAATGCCATGACCGTAAGACAGCGACAGAAGACGGCGGTTTTGGTAGATAATATTAAAAAATTTTTTTCTTTCGTGAAGATTTTTTTTCGCGGGAGGGGGTATCAAAATTGTTTTTGCGAATGTGCGGTAGACCGTTGCAATATATAGAGAGACACGCACGCAAGTTTTCGAGAGGGGGTTAAACCGAAAATGGGAGCAAGAGGACCAACGAAAAAACCGGCAGAGCTGGAGGAACTACACGGCAATCCCGGACATAGAAAAACTGAAAACAGATTGCAATTTTCAAAACCGGAAAAAGTTCCGTCACCGCCGGTGTTCCTAAATAAAATTGCAAAAAAAGAGTGGAAACGATTAGCACCGATTGTATTCAATGCCGGAATGCTGACGGATGCAGATGTAGGAACATTTGCCGCATACTGCGATTCATATGCACAGTGGGTATTAGCTGAAAAGGCGATACAGGCAAAACAACCGGACAAAAATTCTCCTGCACCGCTGACGTTTATCACCGCCAAAGGGTATGAACAACAAATACCTGAAATCAGCATTTCAAACACCGCAAAAAAACAAATGCTGACGTTCGCCAAAGAGTTCGGATTGACACCGTCATCAAGAGCCGGAATGACAAACCCGGTAGAAACCGAGGACAAAAAAGCAAGTATTATGGAATTCATCAGCAAGAAGAACAGGAGTGCGTAAACTATGGATTCGGTAACATCATATGCGAAAAAAGTCGTAGCCGGCAAGATTATTGCAGGTGATTCGGTAAAAAAAGCGTGCAAGCGACATCTGAAAGATTTAAAAAAATCTAAAAGAAAAGATTATCCGTACTACTTTGATGCAGAGCAAGCAGAATATTGTTTTGCATTCGCTGAAAATTACTGCCGACACAGCAAAGGAAAGTGGGCAGGCAAGCCACTGATATTAGAAGATTGGCAGAGATTTGTTGTAGGTTCTATATTCGGGTGGAAGCGTAAAGATGATGATACACGCCGATTCAGATATTTTTATATTCAAGTGGCACGAAAAAACGGAAAATCTACGTTGATGGCGTTCATCGGACTATATGTTATTGTTTGTGACGGTGAAAACGGTGCTGAAATTTATTCGGCAGCAACCAAAAAGGACCAAGCACGAATTATATTTGACGAGGCAAAGAATATGATTGGGAAGTCACCGGAGCTACGAACTATATTGACAACGTACCGGAACAACATCACTTTTGATGCACAATTATCAAAATTTGAACCGCTATCGTCAGACAGTGAAACTTTGGACGGTTTAAATGTGCATTTGGGATTGATTGATGAGCTACATGCACACAAAACAGGTGATGTGTACAATATTTTGGACAGTGCGACAGGTGCAAGAACACAGCCATTAATCGGAACAGGAACGACCGCAGGCAGAAATCCAAACTGTTTTTGCAAAGAATTATATGACTATTACAAAAATATTCTGAATGAAACAGTTGAAAATGAGAATATTTTCATTTACATAGCAGAATTAGACGAAAATGACGATTGGACAGATCCACAAAACTGGATAAAAGCCAATCCGAATATAAATGTCAGTGTCAACCTAAAAGATATGGAAAGTGTTTATACTGCATCTAAGAATATTCCGTCAAAATTGAATGAGTTCAAGTGTAAAAAACTGAATATGTGGGTTACTGATACCGCTTCATGGGCAAATATGGAGCAGTACAATAAACCACCGACTTTGAAAATCACCAAAGAAGATTTAATCGGTAAAAAGTGTTATGCCGCAGGCGATTTGGCGGTCCGTAACGACTTGGCAAGTGTCGTTTTTGAATTTCCTTTGAGTGACAGGTATTTTGCAGTTTTGCACCACAGTTTTATACCGGAAGACAAGATTTTCGATAATTCACAGAAACATCACATTGATTATCAACGGTATATTGATATGGGATATATAACGGCAACACCCGGTAATGCTGTTGATTTTGACTATATCGAAGATTATATCCTGCGAATGCGTGATAAGTATGACATTTTGGAAGTCTGCTTGGACCCGTGGAACGCAACGCAGTTGGAATCGCACCTAATTGACGAGGGTATGAAAGTTGTTGAGGTCCGACAAGGATTTAAAACATTATCAGAGCCGACCAAAGAATTGGGGATAACGATTGAAGAACGCAAATTAATACACTTTGATGATCCGATATTGAAGTGGGCGGTTGGAAATACAGTAGTTACGTTTGATGAAAACGGTAATGTTAGACCGAATAAGGCGAAAAGTATCAATAAGATTGATCCTGCAATGGCACTGATAATAGCACACACCAGAGCATATACACATGAATTGAATTATGTTGATGTCAACGCAATAGCAGCGGCACAACTGGCAGAATATGAAGAAATGTTGAGAGGTCAGATATAATGAAATTTTTTAACAGAATAAAATCGGCATTTTATGCACTGACGCATGATACAACGACAATATCATTGTTAGATGAACGATTTTGGACGCAGTACGGCAGTATACGGAACAGTAAACTGTCGGAAGTGACATATTTCACCTGTCTAAAAACGTTGTCTGAGGCGGTTGCAAAGTTGCCGTTAAAGATGTATCAGGAAACACCGAAAGGTGTAAGCAAGGCAAAAAATTCAGCATTATACAATGTGCTGAAAGTACGACCGAATAAGAATATGACTGCAACGACATTTTGGGCAACAGTTGTAACGGTGATGTATCATTACGGAAATTGTTATGTATATATCGCACGGAACAAAGAGCCTGAGTTGTTAATATTGGATAACCGATATATGACTGTCTATGATGACAATGCAAAGTTAATAGATGATAACGGCGGAGTTTGGTATATATATTCAGAACCGGTAACCGGAAAGGTATATAAATTCAGCACTGATGAAATATTGCATTTTAAAACATATATGACGTTTGACGGCATTATGGGATTGGCGGTTAAGGACGTGCTGGCACTGACGATTGACGGAGCAATGGACAGTCAAAAATTTATCAAGAATTTATATGAAACAGGTTTGACAGGTAAAGTCGCTGTTGAATATACAGCAGATTTGAATGAGGATTTGCGAAAGAATTTAATCAGCACTATTGAAACGGCAACATCGGCAAACAGTGCATTAACATATATTCCGATTCCTGCCGGAATGAAGTTAAACCCGTTAAATTTGAAATTGACGGACGCACAGTTTTTAGAATTAAAAAAATATACGGCATTGCAAATAGCCGGAGCATTCGGAATTAAACCGAATCAGCTAAACGATTATGAGAAATCAAGCTATGCAAACAGTGAAGCACAGCAACAAGCATTTTTGACCGACACAATGTTGGTTATTCTAAAGGGTTTGGAAGAAGAATTGGCAAGTAAATTGCTAACATCAGAAGAACTTCAACAAGGATATTTTTTCAAATTCAATGTTGATGTCGTGCTACGAGCGACATTTTCACAAAGAATGGAAGGTTATGCGAAAGCCAGACAAAACGGCTGGTTATCCGCTAATGATATACGCAGTAAGGAAGATATGCCACATATTTCCGAAGACGAAGGCGGTAATGCATACCTAATTAACGGCAATATGATACCGTTAAAAGTTGCTATGGAAGGAGGAAATCAGAAAAATGTCAAGACACAGAAATAAGAAACAGAATAGTTTTAACTGTTATATCCGAAATCAGACCGATGATTCAGCCGATATTTATTTTTACGGCGATATAGTCGGAAATGATGGGGATAAATGGTGGGGAAATGATGATAAATGCCCATCTGACGTAGCCACACTGTTGAAAGAATGTGAAAATGTCAGTCAGCTGAATGTCTATGTAAATAGTAATGGCGGTGATGTATTTGCCGGTAATGCTATTTATAATATGCTGAAACGACATAAAGCACACAAAACAGTGTATGTTGACGGCTTGGCGGCATCTATTGCGTCTGTCATTGTTATGGCAGGTGATGAAATCATTATGCCGGCAAATTCCTATTTGATGATCCACAAAGCGTGGACGTATGCAATGGGAAATGCCAACGATTTGCGTGAAACAGCGGACAGATTGGAAAACATCGAACAAACGATTGTTGATACATACATGGAAAATGTCGCTGAAAATATCACCGAAGATGACATCAAACAGAAAATGTCTGATGAAACGTGGTTGTCGGCAAAGGATGCGGCGGAATTATTCCCACGAATACAGGAAGATGAAAACATAGATGTGGCAGCGTGTATTTCGTCTATAACCTACAACAATATTCCTAAAAATGTCGTTGTCAAAAATGATGACGAAGATGATGAGGAAGAAGATCCGGACGAGGAAGAAGATCCGAAACCAAAAAAGACGGATGAAGATGATGAGGAAGAAGATCCGAAACCCAAAAAGACGGACGAGGAAGAACAGAAAGAAAAAAACAGTAACGAATTGGATATGTTAGACAATTTCGTATTTATGGAAGGAGCAATAGAAAATGAACAAGAAGATGCGTGAATTACTAGCAAAAATTAAAGAGAAAAATTCACAAGCAAGAAATTTTCAAAATGAAGGTAAGGTTGATGAGGCGAAGCAACTAATTGACGAAATCAAGGATTTGCAAACATCATACGAAAATGAAAAAGCATTATTTGAAATGGAAAGGAACAACGTACCGGAAGAACCAAAGAACAAAACAACAGCAAACGGTTTTTCTGCTATGGCAAAGATTGCACTAAGAAAAAAATTGACCGAAGCGGAAAATGCATTGGTTACAGGCACAAACGGTACAGACGGTGAGAATTTCCTAATTCCTGAAGATGTTGATACAACAATCAGAGAATTAAGAAAGACATATATGTCAGCAAAAGATTTGGTAACAGTAGTACCGACATCATCATTAACCGGTAGTTTCGTATTTGAAAAGGGTGTTCCGACAGGTTTGGCAGATTTTGAAGATGGCGATACAATCACAGAAGGCACTAAACCATCATTTGAACAGAAAAAATTCCAAGTTACACACAAAGGTAAGGTTTTCCCTATTTCAAATATACTATTGGAATCGGAAAAGGCTGGTTTGACATCATACCTAAATAACTGGTTTGTTAAAAATTCAATCATCAGTGAAAATACAGACATTTTCACTGCATTGCAAAACGGTAAAACGGCAAAGGCAATAAAGGGATTAGATGAATTGAAATCATCAATCAACAAAGATTTGGACCCATCCGCCCGAATCGGTGCAGTTATTGTCACAAACCAAACAGGATTTGACATTATGGACAGCGAAAAGGACGCAGTCGGCAGACCGATTTTAAAGGAAGACTATGTAACACCGACACAAAAGTTGTTCCAAGGACTACCTGTAATTGTGTTCCCAGATGCACAACTGCCAAACACCAAAGCAGGACAAGCACCGATTTTCTACGGAAATCTTAAAGCCGGTTGTTATTTCATTGATAGGAAAGGTTATCAGTTTGCAGTATCAACTGAATATCAATTCGGTGCAAATATGACAACTATGCGTGTGATCGAAAGCTATGACGTCATTCAGGCAGATCGTTCTACATACATCTACGGAACAATAACGGCAGCAGGAAGCAAGGCTGTAACGACAAAAGCAGCTGCGTAATGAATGGGAGGGGTGAAGAATGTCCCTAACATTAGACGAAGTAAAGAATTTTCTGCGATTAGATACATCCGATGATGATACATTGTTGGAAATATACATATCAACGGCGGAAGAATACGTCAAATCAGCATGTGGTAGGCAGGTAGATTTGGACAATCCAAAAGCACATACCGTAATGCTGATGTTGGTGGGCGACTATTACGAAAACCGTAGTCCATACGGACAGACAAAGTATAGTCAGAATGTTTCAACTATGCTAATGCAGTTACAGTTGGAAACGCCACAAGATACTGATGATGAGGTGAAAGAATAATGGATTTTGCAAAGCTAAGGCACAAAGTTGTATTTTTAAAGCCGTCAACATCAGAAATAAACGAACAGTCAGAGCAAGTTATCGGGTGGTTTCCGTTCCACCCGGTGACAAAGACTGCAAGTGATGATGTATATTCTACGCAAGACGGCGAAATCTGTTTTAAAAGCGGAGTTTTAAGCGGTTTAAATAATGTGTTTGCCAATTACGGTGTTCGTGCATATGTTTCGCCTGCAACAGGCAGGGAATATGATGAATCGCAGAAAATTCGAGCAGAAACAACATACAACGTGGTAACACGTTATTTTAACGGCATTGAAAGTAATATGAAAATTCTGTACGGTGCAAAGGTATTTGACATAGTATCCGTATTGGATATAAATGAGAGTCACAGGGAATTAAAAATCGTATGTTCAGAGGTGGACAGATATGGCAAGGCAGAATAAAGATGTATTCGGTTTTGATGAATTGGAAAAATCGTTCAAACGTTTTGAAAAAAACTATCCGGACAAGGCAGATGCACTTTTAATGGCACAGGGACAAGCAGTCAATAGAAAGACAAAATCCCTTACACCGGTAAAGACAAAAAAACTCCGCAATTCGTGGAGATTAAAAAAAGTTAAACTATACAAGGGTGGAACAGTTCGAGTTGTGCGAATACAATCAGGAGCACCACATGCACATTTAGTTGAATATGGACACGAAATATATCGAGGTGGAAAGACACGAGTACGAGGGAAAAAATTAAACCGAGTAGAGTTAGCAGCAAGAGGAGTTAAATTTCTTGGTCGAGTTGAAGGTAAACTTGTACTTTATACAGCAATGAATGAAGCCAAAAATAGATTTGACCGTGAGGCAGACAAGATGTTAGATAGATTAGTGGAGGAATTTGATAATGATTAAATCACCGGATATACGCAGATTTATAGCTGAAAAAATGAAGAAATCGGGGTTTAACGTAATAGCTTCGGAAATTCAAGAGGGTTATCCTAAACCGGCAGTATTTGTCTATGTGTATCCAGCGTCGATAACAAAATCCGGAGGATATTTGGAGGATGACGTTTATAGTGTAAACATTCAGTATATTCCAAAATCTGAAATAGCACAAGAATGTGCCGAGGCGGCGGAAAAGATTCGTGAAACATTGATGTATAGCACGATTGACATACAGGACAGACATTTAACAATGGAAACAATAGAAATGGTCATTGAGGACGAGCAATTAAGCGTGTCGTTTGAGATTCCGATAACACAGTCCATAGACGAATACGACGATTATGACAATGCAGAAACCATAGAAATGAGAGGTATATAACATGGGATTATCAACAATAAATGTAGAATTTAAAGCAGCAGCACAAACCGCTGTAAAACGCAGTGCAAACGGTACAGTTGCACTGATTTTGAAGGATGAAACCAAGGAAGATACCACATACGTTTACAACAATGAGACGGAAGTGGTTAAGAGCCATTGGACATCAGACAATCTAAATTACATAAATATGGCGTTTAAAGGTTCACCCAAAAAAGTGATTATCGAAAGAATTGCCGCAGAAGGAAGTCTTGATGATGCATTGAAGCGTTTGGCAAATAAGAAGTGGAATTATCTTGCCGTTCCGTCATTACAGGACGGTGAAGTTAAGACTGTGGCAGATTGGATTATTGCACAGCGAACGGCAAAGAAACCGTTTAAGGCAGTATTACCGCATTCTGTATCAAATAACATCGGTATTATAAATTTTGATACCGATGATATAAAAATCGGCAGTAAGACCTATACGACCGCTGAATTTTGCGTATATATTGCCAGTATTATTGCCGGAACTGCACTGAATGAGAGTGTAACAGGCAAAGTCATTTCAGAAATCAACAGTATTACAGAGAGTTTAACCCCCGATGCGGATGTTGATGCCGGAAAGCTAATTTTAATCAACGATGGTGAGCAGGTCGAAATTGCACGAGGTGTGAATTCATTGACAACGGTTGGAACAAATCAGACAGAGGATATGAAGTCAATCAAGATAGT